TTGGGGTAATTCTTTTCTTGATGTTGACGTAGATACCTCCATCACAGTTAAGGCTACCATCAAAGACCACAGAGAATATCAAGGTACAAAGCAAACAGTAATCAACAGACCGAAAATCATAGAGGGGGTAAGCTAATGAAACTCACACCTATTTCAAAAGAAGAAGTTTATGAAGAAGCGTATGAAGACTATTGCGGTGATATGGATACCCCAGTTAGTTTTGATAAATGGATGGAAACAGAAGAAGCAAAACAATCAATTAAAAGATGGTTTGCTTTATTAGGAATGAATAAGGAGTCAAAGTAATGAGAAAGCATTTAAATAATATCGAATGGGTTGAAAACCAAGCTCACTTATCAAGTGAATGGGGAGCTAGGGAATTTGTTTTAGGGCATCAAGAAGAAGGATGGTTTGTTTTCTGTAACATAAGTGGGGATGTTCTTAGTTTTGAAGATGACCAAGATTATTTTACTTGTCTAGAAAAGCTTAATGATTGCCTTAACAAGCTTAACCAAAATAACAGGGTCTTTATTCAAAGGGATAAAGAGATGGCTAGACCTATTCAAAACTATCCTTTCTCTGACCAATGTGGGGGGTACTAATATGAAAATCAGATTACACAAAATCAGAAAAGCACTCACCTTTAAATTTGAAATGGGCGAATATTTATTAAGTGAGGGTGTTAAATTAGAAGACAAAAAAATAGTAAGCCTAATTCTTAGAGGATTTACAGACGAGCAAATAATAAATCTAGGCAATGAAATTTGGATGTATTGGGATAATCGTAGATATTGGAAAGCTAAAAAAGAACTAGGCTTATCTACGTTAGATTTTTACGTTCCTTGGAGGGTTTAGAAATGATAGCTAAAGTAAAAGGTGGTGACCTTATCAATATGGGTAATGTCACCTTACCCAAAGATTTCGTTGAGCAAAGAGTCAAAGCCGTTAGAGATTGGTACATAGACAATGGTAAAGACTATGACTTACAGCACATACGAGATTGTTCAGTAAACGTAGCCTTGAAAGAAATGGATGGGGTGATTTTTGAAAATAGCATTTTTGCAGTCAACAAATATGAAGGTAAATCAGCCGATGAATTAGTACACACAGAAGAACTAAAAGGGAAGTGTGTGTGGTTAAGTATCAAACGCAAGGACAAGGGTGACAACATCAAATGGTCAGATAAAATGTCTATTATGGAAAACCTATTAGGCGATGAATGGCTAGGGATAGAGATATATCCACCCGCAAAATTCATGGTTGATACAGCTAACCAGTATCATTTGATTTGCATACCGCCAGAATTTACAGACAATTTCCCTTTTGGATGGAAGCACAGGGAAGTAATGAGCGTAGACATTAAAGGCGGTTACAATAAACTTGGACAAACATACAGGGGGAATAGGAAATGAGATACGCTGATTTAACAAGAATGGTTATATCTTATGAGCCTAAGTATTCAAGGGGTGATGATGATTTTCAAGACCCACTTCCAGAGGGTTCATTTTTCGCCCATGTTGAATGGAAACATAGAACAATAAACAGAAGAGTAAATGAAATCAGCCATCACAATTATGGCACAGGTGATTTATACTTTTATCATCCTAAGGGTATGGAGTGGCAGTATGAGTTTAGGTTTCTATCTGACCAGTTTAGATGTGGCTGTGTGTCAACCAATATCAACTGTGATTCGTTCATGCGATGGTTTGTTGACTACATTAATTATGGAGAAAAGCGATGATAGAACAACCAACAAAAATAGGGAACAAAACGCTTTACAACGTTAGAGTCCTAAATATGTCAGTCGCTAAACATTATGGTTTAGTAAAAGAATATTGTGAGATTGTTTCTCAAGCTAGGGATACCAACAAACAGGATTTAGAAAAGAATGGGGTACAAGCAGAACTTACCCTGTACTTCTCAGTTAAAAAACACCTAGACCAGTTGGTGTTGCAAAAATTAATGAAAAATAAAATAGAAAAGTTTGGAGCAGATAAACGATGAATAAATTTTTAGAGATTGTTTTTGATAGTGCGTTTTTAATTATGATTTTTCTAATTATAGGTTTTGCGTAGACATAACCAAAAAAATAGAATAGGTTTTAAATTGAATTGGAGTTCGCATGAAAAAATCAAAACTAATTTTCACTTTATTGTCAGCCGTTGTTATCGGTGGGTGTTCTACCATGCCAATAGTTGATAGTAGGGGAAAATCATCGGCAAATATCAAAGGCGATATGAACCGATTCCACGATGATTATTATACTTGCAAAAGCTTAGTAGAAGACCAGACCAGTTACGTTTGGGATAAGAGCAAAGCAGTCTATAATGGTCTAAGGTGGAGAGTGCTATGGCTTTCACCTAAAGCAAATACCAGAAAGGATTTTGTTAATAGGTGTTTAGAGGGTCGTGGCTATAATGTAATCAATAAATAATAAGGAATAAGTAAATGATAATAGATAAAATTTTTGATAATACGAAAGATGGAGTTCCTAATTACTCTATCGACTTAATAGATGGCACTAGGCTTTATTACAGGGGTACAGTTATGAACCCTATGCCACAATCGGGCGATGCTATCAACTACACAGTCATAAATACAAAGACTTCAGCTAATGGTAATCCATACACCAATATTAAAGATGTTGAGATAGCATCAATGCCAAATGACCAACAGGCATCCTATCAACCCCCACAAGCACCGCAACAAGTTCCACAGGCTAATAATACCTTCACACCTAAACAGCCTACTGGTGGCTTTAATAAAGGGGATACACAGCGCTTAGATATATTCGTAACTGGTGTTGTTGGTAGGTCTATGGGTTCTGGTCACTTTTCGGTGAATGATATTGAGATGCTTACTAAAAATGCAGTAAGGGCATTTAATGAAAACCTCAAAGAACTATAAGAAGCTCTTTGCCGACTTTTGGGGGTATCACGAAAATGATATCCCCCTTTGTTGGAATTGTAATAAAGAAGTGGCGGTAGATATACATCACTTGATTCCGAAAGGCATGGGTGGAGTAAAAAACAACAGGCTAAACCGCATAGACAATCTTTATGCCTTGTGTCGCAAGTGTCATACGCTAGGACACTCTGACAAGGAACTTAACGAGCAATGGAAAAAAGATTTATTGGAACGCATAGAATGGAAGAAGGAAAATCCCGATGGTTGGTGAAAAGTTATGTAAAGAGGTAGTGAGCATTGTTGAAAATCGTGGCATGGACTATGGCGATATAAAAACAAACCATGAAGAAATTGCTAAAGGGTGGTCAATAATATTAGGAATAGAGGTAAAGCCTTATCAAGTGGCTTTATGTAACGATTGGCAAAAGACAGTAAGGCTAAAGGCTAACCCCAAGCACCATGATAGTTACAAAGACAAAATGGGGTATATGATAACCTATGCGGAGTGCATCAAATGACAGATATTTATTCACTACAGTTTGACCCCCAGAAGATATCACACCAACAAGAAGAATTAGGCATGATATTTGCGGATTTAGATACCGCTTGTGAACTAATGAAAAAAGAAGAAAAGATGATTACTGCGGAACTTACGCTTCAATTTTCACGGCAAAAAATGTATAAAAACATGAAAGAGTTAGATGGTTTGATATTTAACCACGACAAGTTTAGGGATTTCACTAATAGATATAGTGAAACCTTAAAAAAAAGGAATAGAGCCAAAATAAGGTTCGAATCCTTCAAAGCGTTTAGAGATGACCTCAGAACTAAGGTGGTCAATGAACGAGAACTGGCAAAACATAACTTATAGAAAGGAGTTAAAATGTCAAAAAAATCACAAAAGGAAAATATCCTAGAGTACCTACAAATAGGTAACAAAATAACCCCATTAGAAGCGTTGTATCAATTCGGTTCTTTTAGATTAAGTGCCGTTATCTTTGAGTTAAGGCAAGAGGGGTTCAATATTATTACGCACAAGAAAAAAGTTGATGAAAAAACTTTTGCTGAATACGAACTTATAAAGGAGAAAAGCAATGGTAACATATGATAATTCAAAAACTTTTCTTGAGTTCGAATTGCAAAGAAAAATTGATAAGCAAAAAGAACGAGGTTTAGCAAAACATTCAAGCGAAATAAGGGTTATGGATAACCTTCTGGATGCTATTAATGAATATATGATTAAGTTCGGCAGACAAAGTAACGCCCACGACTTATGCTTTGATTTGAAAAAACAAATTGAAGAAAACAAAAAGCACACTCAAGAATACATGGATAAGATATGAGAGAGCATTTTGAAAAGTTTGATTTGTTGCCTTTATCCTTCTCACATCTTAATGAATTCGCTTTTTATCGGGAACGATGGGCGTTAAGGCGAATATTCGGGTATGAGTTCCCAACAAGTGCATCGGCTGTTAGAGGGCAATCTGTGGAGTCTGGAATCAATATGGTTCTAAATGGATTACCGATAGAAGAAGCAACAGAAAAGATGGTTGCTGAATTTGATGCAAACTGTTCAAGGATAAATGACCCGAAAACAGAAGATGAAAGAAAAAACTTAGTGCCTTTATTACAGCTAGGAACTAAGGAGTTTGGGAAGTATGCTTACACATGGAATCTATTGACCTACCAGAAGAAGGTAGAATTAGAAATAGAAACCATACCTTTTGTGGGATATACCGATTTTCATTTTGAAGATAAAAAGACCAAAGAAGATTTTTATATCGACTTGAAAACGTCTAAAAGCCTACCGCAGAGGGTTAGTATATCTCACGCCATGCAACAATCCATCTATCAGTCAGCAACAAATTCGAAGCAAATTTTGTGGTATTTAAAAAATCCTACAAAGACAAAAGATGCTGAATTTATTGCTATGTCGTTAGATGATTACGCACAACCTATGCGGATATGTAAGCATATTCTAAATGTTATGGTTAATTACCTAAAAACTGTTAATACGCCAGATGAGGTAAGGAATACCTTAGTACCAAACCCCGATAACTGGATTTGGAAAGAACCTACAGTATTTCAAGCTAGGAAGGACGTTTGGGGATATTAACCAAGAAACCCCTTTAGGTTTCGACTTGGAGGGGTTACAATAAACTAAGATTGGAGTTCTAAAAATGATTATTTATGAAAATTCAAAACCAAAAGAAAAATTGAAAGCGTGGTATTTATTTACAGAAGACTTTGTTGCGGGTACTCAACACCTTAGTAATGAAGAAGTGGGTATATACATTCGTTTGCTATGTTTTAACTGGAATAAAAGATGCTCTGGTATACCAAATGACTCTAGCACACAATACAGGATAGCTAATTGTTTTACCGATAATGAGAAAAAAAGTTGTGATAATGTTCTTCAAGAGTTTTTTGTTTTAGTTAATGATAAGTATCAAAACGAAAGACAACTACAGGAATATCTTTATATTTCAAGGCGTATGGAAGCTTCTAAGGAGAATGGGAAACTTGGCGGTAGACCAAAAAAACCTAGCGATAACCTAGACAAAACCCCCCTACCCCATACCCCTACCACTACCCCTAAAACAACCCCAGTAAAGTATGCACCTTTATTTTTAAAATTTTGGGAAAAGGTAGCTAACAAAGTCAGCAAGGGAACAGCCGAAAAGAACTATATGAAGCTAGAAGACAAATGGATAGAGAAGCCAGAAGAACTAGCCGATATGTATAATAAATATTATAAGTCGGTAGAAGATAAGCAATTTGCAAAGCAACCCGCCTTTTGGCTATCCGCTAAGAAGTATGAGGACGAACAACCAAAAGCAATTAGCACAGAAAAGGTTGATATGTACCCCTTCAGACTCAAACAGTTTAAGGAGTGTGTGGAAACCGAAACTATAAAAGGATACGTTGTTTCTACAGCTAGGCATCATACAGGGGATGTTCAAAGAGCAATAGCAGAAGGTGAGTTCACGAAAGAGCAAGCCGAAAAGTATCTTGATTTGCGGGGATGGTTATAATGTTAGAGGTCATAACCTTTACCATGTATCTCATTACTATTACAGATATAGAAACGGCTAATGTTGAAGTTCACCGCCTTGTATTTGACAATCATGCGGAATGTTTAGCATTAGCCACAGCCATCAACCAAGTGCGTGACCCTATTTCTACTAAAAAGAACTGTAGAAGGGTCATCAACTACTATTGGGATTTACCATAATGAAAAATGATTACGAAAAAATATTTGCACTCAAGCCTATTGTTCCAGATACAGGACAACGCAACACTAGAGTCTTTAAGAAAGAAACAGTTGAGAAATGGAAAAAACTTGCAAAAAAGCAAAGGGAACAAAATAAAAAAAAATGAAATAGGTCTAATATTCGGGGGTATAAACATACACGGCACATAGCTAACACCCCCTGTATGACGCTTAAAACAGGGCAAAAATTAAGAAAAACTAAAATATGGTAGATTTTCGGATAAATATTGGGTAAATCTTAATTGTGGTACTAAGTGGACATAGTTAAGGACTGTTTGTTGTAGGTCAGTAGTACAATGATTAGTGGTTGAACCTTGAGAAGCCTGTACCACACCACCTAACTATGGGGTATAAATAGGATGGCAAGACCGAAGAAGTATAATATAGACACAAAACAGCTACAAAAGCTTGCTTCATTCGGTTGTACTAATATAGAAATGGCTGATTTCTTTGGCTGTTCACCAGACCTTCTTGAAAAGAGTTATTCGGAATTTCTGACAAAAGGGCGTTCAGAAATGAAAATGCGTCTTAGACAACTACAATGGAAGTCGGCTGAAAAGGGCAATGTGACCATGCAGATATTCTTAGGAAAGAATATTTTAGGTCAGCAAGACAAGATAGAAACAAGCGAACTAGATGAACCCCTAGTGTGGTCAGCGGATTAATGCCATTAACAGCACCACAAAAGAAAGTAATCAAAGATGACTCACGCTTTAGAGTGCTAATTACAGGGCGTAGGTTTGGTAAAACATATCTAGCGATTAATGAATTAGCCAAGTTTGCAAGTCAGCCAAATAAAAAGGTCTGGTATGTTGCACCTAGTTATAGACAGGCTAAAGCTATCTGTTGGGGTGTTCTTAAAGAAAAGATGCTACAGCACAAATGGGTAAAGAGCATAAACCACAGCGATTTGACTATTACACTCAAGAATAACAGCCAGATAACACTTAGGGGTTCTGATAATGAAAACTCATTAAGGGGTGTTGGCTTACATGGTTTAGTCATGGACGAGTTTGCAGATATTAGCAAAGAAACATGGTATGAGGTGCTTAGACCTACATTGTCAGACACAAAAGGTCATGCGTTGTTTTGTGGCAGTCCTAGAGGGTTCGGAAACTGGTCTTATGAGTTATACAAGATGGGCGAAACCAATAAAGACTGGAAAAGCTTTCAATACACCACACTAGAGGGCGAACAAGTAAGCGAAGACGAGATAGAACAGGCAAAGCAAGACCTAGACCTTAGAACCTTTCAACAAGAATACGAAGCTACCTTTGTAAACTATTCTGGAATGATTTATTACAACTTCAGTAGAGATAAAAACATAGTGGAGAAGTACAGCAAGAATAGTGGGATATTACATATAGGTTTGGACTTTAACGTTGACCCTATGAGTGCTGTTATATGCGTTATAGAAAATGATAGAATTTTTATGATAGATGAGATACAAATATACAGTAGTAATACGAATGAAATGTGTGATGAGATTAAAACCAGATATAAAAATAAGCAGATAGTGGTGTATCCAGACCCATCAGCTAGACAAAGAAAAACGTCAGCGGGTGGAACAACCGACTTAGCTATATTGAAAAATTCTGGATTTGATGTAAGATGTAAGAGTACAGCACCTTTAGTAAGGGATAGGATTAACGCAGTAAATAGTAAGCTAAAGAACGTAAATGGTAAAAGTAGTTTATTTATTGTTAAGTCCTGTAAAAATGCAATCAAAAGCATAGAACGTCAGATTTACAAGGAAGGTACGCATATTCCCGACAAAGATAGCGGTTATGACCATATGAATGATGCTCTAGGGTACTTAGTAGAGTATAATTTTCCGCTAAGAAGGAATTTTGCACCAAGCCATCCTAAAAGGTGGAGTTAATGGATAGGGAAACACTTACAAGCAAGCACGACTTATGGGATGCAAACATAGCTAATTGGGAGTTCTATATTCGTAGTTATCTAGGCGGTAATGATTATAAAAACGGCTATTACCTTCACCGATATGTTTTAGAGTCACCCGAAGAATATGACGCAAGAATAAGACATACCCCTGTTGATAACCATTGTAAGAACGTTGTTCAGATATACACAAGCTTTCTTTGGAGAGTTCCACCAACAAGAGATTATGGGTCGTTGGATGGCGATGAACAATTAAAGTCGTTTCTCATGGATGCTGACTTAGATGGTCGCTCATTCAACACAGTCATGCGTGAAGTACAAATGAACGCTAGTATTTATGGCAACTGTTGGGTCATAGTGGACAAGCCACAGTCAAACGCTAACACCAGAGCAGAAGAACTAGCACAGGATATCAGACCCTATATCAGTATTTACACCCCAGAAAATGTTGTGAACTGGAACTACAGGCGTTCACCTAGTGGTAGGTTCTATCTTGATATGTTGATGATTGTAGAGGATATAAACGCAGATAGAGCAATAATTAAAGTATTCACAGAAGAAACAATCAGCACCTATGAAGTAGAGGAGTATTCAGAAGAATATTCAAAAGGTGATTCAAGGCTACTAGAAGAAATGCCTAACCCAATAGGCAAGATACCCGCAGTAAATGTCTATAATCTAAGGGGTGCTAAAAGACCTATAGGCATAAGTGACTTAGCCGATGTAGCATATTTGCAACAGTCGATATATAACGACTATTCAGAAAAAGAACAGCTAATCAGACTAGCAAACCACCCAAGCCTTGTAAAAACACCTAATGTAGAAGCTAGTGCGGGTGCGGGGTCTATAATAGAGATACCAGAAGACCTAGAAGCAAGCCTAAAGCCTTATATTATACAGCCAAGCGGTCAGAACCTAGATGGAATAATGAAATGTATACAAAACAAGGTAGATGCTATTGATAGGATAACGCACATGGGTTCGGTAAGGGCAACAGGAACACAAATCGCTAGTGGTATTGCTCTACAAACAGAATTTCAGCTATTGAACGCCAGATTATCAGAAAAAGCCGATTATCTTGAGAACGCAGAAGAACAGATATGGTCATTATTTGCTATGTGGCAAGATAAACAGTTTGATGGTTCGGTAAACTATCCAGATACGTTTGACATAAGGGATTGGGCGAATGACCTACAATTCCTACAAATGGCAAAAGCTAGTGGCATAAAGTCCGAAACATTCAACAAGGAACTAGATAAGCAGATAGCACAGGCAGTCATTGATGATAGTGAGATGATTAAATCAATAAATGAAGAAATAGATTCAAGTCGGGCAGTAAGAGGTCAATTCACAACCACAGAAGTAGAAGGGCAAACAGTTGAAGAAGAAGAAGAAACGTAGGCTAGTTCCTAAAGATAAAAGAACTGGTATTCCTAAAAAATATCTATCGGGTCTTAAAGGTGCGAAAAGAAGTGCTAGAGCAAGCTTATTAAAGCAAGTAAGTGCTTTGTATAAAGCGGGTGCAAGAATACCACGCTCATTATTAAGAAGAAGGAATAGAACATAATGGCAGTAAGAAGAAAACCTTTATCAGCAAAGACATTAGCGACACTAAGAGCAAAAGCAAAGAAATCTAAACTGTTTAACCTTGCAGACCTAAAGGCTTCTTTTCGTAGGGGTCAAGGTGCATTTTTATCAGCGGGTAGCAGACCCCGCATCCCTATGAACGCTTGGGCGATGGCTAGAGTAAACAAGCTAATTAAAAGGGGTCGGTCTGGTACATTCGACAAAGACATAATTAGACGAGCATCAAAGAGAAAAAGAAAGTAATGGCAAAGTATAGAGGTAAAGAAGTAAAGCTTAACAAACCATTTAGATTGTCTACAGCGGAATCTAAGCGGAAAA